TATCGTCGCGCGGGATTCCTCGGACCCGCAGGAACCGAAGCTTTACCTTACTTATCAAAACATCCTTAAGACATTGGTCGTCGTTGAGCGCGAGGCCCTTGCCCGGCGGATTGAGTCTAAAGAGCTCATTAAAACCTCCCTCGCCCTCGACAAGTTTTCGAGGATTCTGTCCGAGATTAAGTCGGACCTCTTGTCCTTGGCGATTGAGGTCGCTCCCGCGGCGAACCCCGACGCGCCGGGGACGGCGTTGAAGGTCGTCGATGAGAAGGTCCAAAAGCTCCTTGGGAAATGGTCGACGATGACGGAGGCGGCGGAGGACGAGGTCGTTGGGGATGTTCGGATTACGCGGCCCGACATCGAGCTCGGCGAGGAGGACGGTTCCAATGGTTGACGGTTTCGAGGCGGGGTTGCGGTCGGTCCTTGCCCCCGACCCGCATCGGGACCCCGTCGACTTTTTGGAGCATAATATCCGTTCGATTCCTTACTCGCCTTTACCGGGGCCGTTTCGGATTACGAATTCCCCTTGGTTGGCGGAACCGTTGCGGGCCTTGGCGGACCCCGAAATTTTGGAGATTGGGATTTTGGGGGCGGTCCAAATGTCGAAGTCCTGGGTTATCGAGGCCGCGTCGTGTATCATCCCCGTCCTTATGCCCGGGCCGACCTTAATCCTCCGCGAGATTGACCGCAACGCCGAGGACCTTTTGGAAAACCGATTGTCGCGGTTGTGGGAAGCTTGCCCGGCGGTTGCGGCGACGATTGGCCCCGACGGGATACCCAAGCGGGGGTCGATTCAATTCCGCGGGAATACTTGTTGGGTCCTTGGGGCGAACAACGAGCGCAACCTTCAATCGCGGTCGATTCGGTTCATTTTGGGCGACGAGGTTTGGTTGTGGCCTAACGGGGCGATTAAATACGCGCTTGCCCGAACGACAGCTTACAAATGGCAATCCAAGGTCGTCCTTGTTTCGCAAGGGGGTCACGAGGGCGACGATTGGTCGAATTGGTATGCGACGACTTCGCGGTCGGTTTGGACCTTTAAGTGTCCCGACTGCGGGACGCGGCAACCTTGGGAATGGACCCAAGTGATTTACCCCGAGGCGGGGCGGACGGCGACGGGTTGGGATTTGGAGGCGGTCCGTAAGGGGACGACTTACAAATGTAAGGGATGCGAAACGCATTTCAAGGACTCCAACAAAGTCCGGGCCGAGCTCAACGAGTCGGGGGAGTATGTCGAGACGAACCCCAATGCCCCGAAGTCGCGGCGGGGGTTCTCGTATAACTCCCTTTGCGCTCAATGGGGTTTAACCTGGGGCGACCTTGCGGTCGAATGTATCGAGGCGAAGCGGTCATACGAGGACCGGGCCGACAATACTGCGCGTCGCGAATTCGTCCAACAACGACTCGCCGAAAATTGGCGGGAGGAGGTCGACGAAATCAAAATGGAAAACGCGGTCGGGGAATACTCGTTGGGGGCGGATTGGGACGAGGAGGGCGGGTTCGTCAAGGGCCGTCCGACTCCCGGCGGGAAGCTTACGGCGGCGGACCGCGAGGCGGCGGACTTTGTGCGCTTGCGATTTATGGCGGTCGATGTCCAACGCGGAGGGTTCTATTGGATTGTTCGTTCCTGGAACGGGGAAGGGCGGTCGCGGTTGATTGGTTGCGGGTATGTCTTAACCTGGGGCGAGCTCGGGGACCTCCAAAGGAAACACGGGGTTCACGCGGCAAATGTGTTCGTCGATTGCGGGGACCAAAAGGACGAGGTCCTTACGGCTTGCGGGACGAACGGTTGGGTTGCGACGCGCGGGGACCAACGAAACGAATTCCCTTGGAAGGTCCGACTCCCGAACGGGACGACGAAAGTCGAAATGCGTCCCTACTCGGTCCCGGTCGTCGAGGCGATTGGGTCGAAGCGGGCAAAGGTCATTTACTTTTCAAACCTCCGCATCAAGGACACCTTGGCCCTCCTTATCCGTCGCGGGCGGCATACGCGACCCGTCGATGTCCCGGACGAGTATGTCCAACAAATGCAATCCGAACGGCGGACGGTATTAGGGAACGGGAAAGCGATTTGGGAACGGGCCGCGGTCCATCAATCCAAGAACCGTTCCGACCTGGGGTTGGTCCGTAAGCAAAACCATTTTTGGGATTGCGAGGTAATCGGGTTGGTCCCGGCCTTGGGTTGGAAGCTGACGGGGGCGGTCCTCATCGACGACGCGGTCGAGGCGAAAACCGACGAGACGGATTGACAAGGTTGCGGAAGGGGGCGAGATTACGGACGCGCCTCTTACGATTCGGGCTTGGGTTGGAGGGGTGGCAACGGTCCCTCGCGAATCTATTTGCAAGGGGGCCGTCCGCTTTGACTCCCGCGGAGGTTTATGGCGACGAACCCAACGGGTTGCTTTCTAATCCTCAACCAATCCCAAATCGAAGCGATTAGGGATAAGGCGGGCGCGATGTTAGCCAACGGCGTTCAAATGATGTCATACTCCGATTCCGGGACGAGTGTGACCAAAGCTTTCCCAATGGATGTCCAAACGGTCCTCGTTGAATGTCGGTATGCGTTACAAATCAAGGACCCGAACAAATACGGGTCGCGCGATGTGGTCCGGGTGTATAACGGACTTTGGACTTTCCGCGGCCTCTAAACCGAGGTTAACTTTCCTATGCCCAAAAAGATTCCCGCCAAGAAACCGTCGGTCAAGGACCCGGCCCTCGCCGCAAAGCGGAAGGGGTTGAAGGCCCGCGCGGACGGTATCTCGGGAAATTACGGCGGCGGGTCGGGAATCTTCTCCCAATTTGAGGGGGCGAAATTCTCCAATAAACGCGAATGGATTAACTCGCCTTATCCCGCCGATTTTAAGCGGGTAATGTCGACTTTCGACCGCCAGGAGCTAACGCGGAAAATGCGTTGGCTGTCGGTCAATTCGGGGCTTATCCGCCAAATGGTCCAAGATATGGCGGTCTATTCGGTCGGGGAAGGAATCAAGGCCCAACCCGCGTCGGGCGATGCCGCTTGGGATAAGATTGCCCAAAAGTATTTTGACGATTGGGCGAGTCGCCCTTGCGAAGTGACGGGTCGCTATAATTGGCAAGAGGTCCAACAAATTGCTTGCAAGAAGGTCGATGTAGACGGCGAGATTTTCGCGCTTAAGACATACGACTCCAACGGTCGTCCTTTGCTCCAATTGATTGAGGCCCACCGGGTCGGTTCAACGAGTAATGCGGGCGGGGCCGCGGACGGACTCTTTGACGGGGTCCGCTTCAATAAATTTGGGGCCGTAATTTCTTATAATGTAATCCGTTCGGACGGGACGGGTCGCGACTTACCCGCGTCGTCGATTATGCACATTCACCATCCCGAACAAGTCACGGGGGCGCGGGCTTATAGTCCGATGCAACATTCAATCAATAATGTGGTCGATGTCCTCGAAATCGTCAGCTTGGAGAAGCTCGCTCAAAAGGCCAACTCGGATATCGTCCGCACTATCACCAAGGAATCGGGGCAATTCGCGGGCGATGTCGCCGACTTTGAAGCGTTCGGAATGAAGCCGCAGGATTACCCGAACGGCGTTTATAACAACCCCAACGAAGTCGGTTCGTTTGTTGGCGGAAAGATTCTCGCGCTTGCCCCTGGCGAAAAGCTTGAGTCGCATACATCGACGCGCGGGTCCGCCGCTTATGTCGGTATGGTCGAACATTTGGAGCGCGGTTCGTGCCAAGGGATTCTCCCATACGAATTCGTCGTCGAACCAAACAAGGCCGGGGCCGCGATGCGTTTAATCGTAGCCAAGGCCGAGCGCGTATTCTTGGCCCGTCAAAATGTAATCATTCATCGCCTATGCGCGCCGACTTATTTTTATGTCATCGCAAGCGCGATTGCCAAGGGCGAGCTCCCGTCGCCATCGACGGAAAATTGGCATCGGGTTAATTGGGTTACCCCTCGTCGCGTTACGGTCGACGCGGGCCGCGAGTCGTCCGCCAATCAAACGGATATTCAAATGGGCCTCAAGTCCTTGTCGGACCATTATGCCGAACAAGGAATGGACTTCATCGAGGAGACGGAACGCCGGGCCGCCGACGCGCGGTTTATCATCGATACCGCGGCGAAATACAATGTCCCGCCGTCCTGGGTCTATCGTCCGAACAATACCGCGACCGCCGACATCGACGCGGCCTCCGCCTCCGCGAACCCGGGTTCCGCGTTGGACGGTTTCCAACCCCTCTCCAATCCGGGCAACCCCTAATCCTTACCTTTTACCAAAATGCGTTCCCTAATTACGGACCTTAAGGCCCGTCGGCCTTTGCTCATTAACCCGACCCTTGCGTCGGACTTCTTGGAACGCGCCGCGTCCCTCGATATCCCCCTAACGGCGAAGTCGTCCGATATCGGCGAAATGCTCGCCGCGGTTTACGGTGCAAAGCCCGTCCTTGAAAAATTCCCGCCCTTTGCGGTCGTCCCCGTCCGCGGGGTCATCGGTCGCGGTTTGAGCGAATTGGAACGGATGTGCGGTTGTTGCGACCTTAAGTCGGTCGAGGAAATGCTTGAGGATTGCGAACGCGACGAGGCGATTACGACCATTATCCTTGCCATCGATTCCCCCGGCGGGACCTCGGTCGGCGTTCCCGAGCTTGCGTCGCGAATCCGCGAAATGTCCAAAAAGGTTATCGCCTTTACCGACAACGAAGCTTGTTCCGCGGCCTATTGGTTGGGAAGTCAAGCAAGCGAATTCTACGCGACCCCGTCGAGCTCCGTCGGTTCGGTCGGTTGCTTTATCGCTTACGAGGACGAATCCAAGCGATACGCCGACGCGGGAGTCATTGTCGATGTAATCCGCGCCGGGAAGTATAAGGGGGCAGGAATTTCGGGGACGAGTTTGACCCCCGAGCAACGCGATATGCTCCAGGGCGAAGTCCTTGAAATTTGGGAATCGTTCAAGGCCGATGTGAAGTCGGTCCGCGAATTCGTCGACGAGTCGTCCCTTGAGGCCCAAATCTTTTCGGGTCGCAAGGCGGCGGACCTCGGCCTCGTTACGGGGTTGGTCCGCGGCTTCGACGAAATGATGGAAATCCTTTCCCCCGATGTCGCCGCCCAAATGGAAGCGGACGAGTCCAACGACGAGCGCGCCGAGGGCGGCGAATCCGAGGAGGCCAAGGCCCTCTCCCGTTTCGCATCGGCCCGCGCGCTTGGCGGCAAGCTACTTAAGGCCCTCGCCGCGTCGCCCAAAATGAAGTCCGAAGGGGACGACGAGGAGGATGACGACGAGGAGGAAAAGAAGGAAACCGAGGACAAGGACGAAGATACCGAACCAAAGTCCGAGGAGGACGAGGGCGAGGAGAAGTCCGAGGACGAGGAAAAGAAGGACGAACCCGAAACCCGTTGTTTCGTCGTTGATATCGACGGGACCATTATCGACGGCGGAAAGCCCGTTGACCGCGTCCTGGCATACATCAAGGACAACGCCGACAAGGTTTTTGTTTTGACGAACCGTTCCGAGGACCAACGCGAGGAAACCGAAAAAGACCTCAAGGCCGTCGGCCTATCCTATCAAAAGCTTATTATGAATGAGGACGGCTCCCCGGCCCCCGAACACAAGTCCAAGGCGGTCAAGGCCCTCCTCGACGCGGGCCATATGGTCGACCTCTTTATCGACAACGACCCCGACAATCGCGAGGCCGTCAAGTCGCTTGGCATCGCCGTTTCCGACCCAATGGACATCCCCGAGTCCGAGGACGCGACCGACGACGATAAGGACGAAAAGGGCGAACCGCCCCAACCTTCCGCGGAGGACGACGAGGAGAAGAAAGACGAACCCGAATCCGAGGACGAGGAAAAGAAGGACGATGAAGATTTAAAGGACGAGGCCGAGTCCGGGGACGACGCGGTCGATACCGACGGTAAACACAATAAGCGCGGAGCAAAGCGGTCGCGAGGCCGCGTCGCTTGACTCCCGCGGAGGTTTATTCCAATGACCCTCGAACAATCCCTTAAGGCTTTGAAGTCCGCGTTTTCGGGCAAGGCCGTCGAAGTCGAGTCGATGTCGAAGGACCTCGCCGCAGTTAAGGCCGCTAATGTCGCCCTTACCGCCGAGGTTTCCGACGCGACCAACAACCTTAAGGCCCTCGCCGCGGTTTCCTCGGAACGCGACACCCTCGCCGCCAAGGTTGACGAATTGACGAAGGCCCTCGCCGAGTCCAACGCGCTCAAGGCCCAGGCCGTCGACGCGATTGAAACGGTTGGTAAGAAGGCCGCGAGTATCGTCGCCGCGGTCGGCGCGGCCCCGGTCGACCTCCCCTTGGAAGCTTCAACGAAGTCCTCGGGCGATGTTTGGTCCGAGTATCTTGAGCTTAAGCAAAAGGAACCCGCCAAGGCCCAGGCGTTTTACGATAAGAATCGTCCTTCGATTCTTAAGCACCTCGGCCTCAAATAATTTCCCACAATGGCCCTTCCCGCTTCATTGACCGCCGAAATCGGTTCCCTGTTAACCGCCTCTTGGTCGCAAATCGTCGCCGACGCGGACGCGAATAGCGGCGTTACGACCTTAACCTTTAACATCAAGCTCACGGAAACCTCCCCTCCCGGCGGCCCGATGGATTACGAAATCGGTTTTACCCATCGTTACCGCACCGAGATTTCCCAAAACACTTTTGAAAAGGTAACGGGTTCCGTTTCCTAATCTTCCCCTTTCTCTAACCTAATACTAACTCCCCCCAATGGCTACAAATTCCGTTAACAACCAGGGCCTCGCCCCGCAATTCGTTGCGGCCGAAACCCTCCGCACCCTCGTCCCGGTCCTTCAGCCCCTCAAGGCCATCGCCGTCACCGACTTTGGTGCTTATGTCGCTCGCCTCGGTCAAGTCGTCCACACGCGCCTCGCTTCCCCGTTCACCGCGGGCAATTACGACCCCGCCGTCGGTTTCGTCGCCCAGGCCGCGACCTCGACCGATATCGCCGTGTCCCTCGACAATCTGACTTATGTCGATGTCGGCTTTACTGACCAAGAGCAAAACGCCATCA